AAGAAACTAGTAAGATATAAAGGACAAGGCAGATGAGAGATAATAAAGTTATAGAATCCTATTTAAAAAAGCATTGGAAAAAGATTCAAGAGATGATGTTATTTAAGAATCTTAAAAAAGAAGTTCAGATAGGTGCTAATGGAACACTAGGATATGTAATAAAAGAAGGTATAAACAAAGGTAAAAAAGCTAACAAATAAAGGGAGATAATATGGATATTGGAGAGAATACTTTTTTAAAATTAAGAGAAGAAAAATTAAGACTCAAAGAAGAACTAGATCAAGTAAAAATACAAAGAGATATTTCTTTAAGAAAACAAAAGAAACTTGAAGATGTTGTTAAAGATTTAAGAAAGTTAGTAGAGAATAAACAAGAATAGAACCAACAGCTACATTATCAACACCTATTGTTATTAAAAAAACCTATAGCTGTGTTGTACCTATAGTTATATTATCATCTCCAACAGTTATTAAATAACCAACTACTATGTTATTAAAAAGTCTATATTTTTACAGGCTTATTTAACCTATTGTTATATTATTAATTCCATCAGTTAAGATTTTACCTATTACTATATTATACCAACAACAGTATTATGAATGCCTGTCGTTACTGCATTACCTATTACTGTATTATACCTACTGCTGTGTTATTAGCACCTGTCGTTACTACATTACCAATTGCTGTGTTATAAAATAACCTATACATTTAGTAGTGTATTTAACCAACTGCTGTATTATGCTTTCCTATTGTTATTAAATTACCAACTGCTGTATTATACCTACTGCTGTATTATAAACTCCTGTTGTAATTAAAAAACCAATAGCTGTATTATCGTTACCTCGACTTAATAGTTTAAATTAAAACCCTATTATGATAAAAGCTATTTATGGCTAAATATAAAAACAGAACTGTTAAACTAAACAAACCATCTCGTGGAGATGTTAAGAAGTTTAAAGTATTTGTTAAAGATAGATCATCAGGTAGAGTTAAGAAGGTTAATTTTGGCTCTAAAGAAATGTCTATCAAGAAGAATATACCAGCCAGACAAAAGAGTTTCTTTGCTAGATTCAGACCTATCTTGGCTAAAGTAAAAGGTCAGAAGAATTTAAGTCCAGCTTATTGGGCTATTCAATCATGGAAAAAAGGATTTAAGATATGATAGATAGATTGTTTTATAGATTCTTTGGAATGATAGATGATTGTATGGGCTATCTATTTGATAAGTTTATTTCAGATGCACCGAGATGCAAATGTAAAAAGAAGAAGAAATAATTTATGAGAATTAATATGAACTATTATTTTACAGGACTATTGATTGTATTGTTTTGCTTATTAGCTTTATTTGTTAAACCAGCATATCCAGATAGTACACAAACAAATACATCAGGCTCAAATACTGCAATCGAGGGTGGTTATGAGTCTACTTCTAGTACAACCTATCAATCAGGTTCATCATCAAATACTACATCAAACTCTACTAATCATTCTAATGTTAAATCAGCACCACCAACAGCTTCTGCACCATCATTTTCTGCTCAATCGCAAGACGTTTGTGCAACAGGAGTATCAGTTGGAATACAGACATTTGGTACTGGTTTCTCTGGTGGAAAGACTAATAGAGATATGAACTGTGAAAGAATTAAGTTAGCTAAAGTTCTATATGACTTTGGAATGAAAGTAGGAAGTGTGGCTTTATTGTGTCAAGACGAGAGAGTCTTTGAAGCTATGATTAATGCTGGTACACCTTGTCCGATAGATGGCAAGATAGGTAAAGATGCACTAGCTATATGGAATAAGTATGACCATGAAAGACCTGACTATGAAACTTATGTTAAACGAATTAAAAAAAGAGAGAAGATTGATAAAAAGATAAACAAAGTAGAATCTAAAAAACTAGAATTACATACTAAATGAGTAGAAAAACTAATACTATGTTAATAGGCTTACTAGGTACAATCCTAATGGGATTAGCAACATGGACATTAGTTACATTAATAGAATTACAACTTTTAGTAACTATGATTCAACAAGATTTATTTAGTATTGATAAACAATTTGGTAGAGTTTATAGTTTCATAGATTCAGTAAGGTAAAAATGATTTGGCTAATAACAATAATAATAGGATTTGCTTATGCGAATTATCTCTCTAATAAGTGGGCTAATGCTCTTAACCCATATAACTTTAGCAGAAGAAATAACAACAAATAACCTAATCATTAATAATAATTTTGAAACAGGAAATGCTAATGGCTGGACTACTAATGGAGATGTCCAAGTATTAAGTGATTGTTGCACGTTAAACAATGTAGCTAGTAATTATGATTTAGAGTTTGGAGATAGTGGCTCAATAGAACAACAATTTAATTTAACAACAGATACTATATCACAAGCTATGTTAGATAATGGAATTACATTAAATAGCACAGTAGAAGTACAGAATGGAGAGTGTGGTGTTGCTGGTTGTTGGGCTGGTCGAGGTGGAGAAGCAGATTCATTTACAATTACATTAAAGATCAAAGATTCAGATGGTAATGTATTATCTACAAGTACAAAGATTAGAACTGATGTAACTAATATCAATGGTGCTAACTTTACAGATTCACTTACATACAATGGAGTAGATTCTAATTTAGGTAATCTTAATATTGCTGGAACTGATGCTAACGCACCCTCAACACTAGGTGGTGCAAATGTAGATAATATAGTTGTTACTATGACTTATGATAATGAAGTTTTATCTAACGAAATTATAGAGGAAATAGAGAATATATTTGAGGAGTTACAAGAGGAGATATTTCAAGAGGTAGAATTTAAGGAAGAATTTAAGTTTGAAGAAGAATTTAAAATAGTACAAGCACCACCAATCAAAGAAGAAATAGAGATTGAAGAATTTATAGAGATAATATCTATGCCTGAAAAAGAACCTGAAATTATAGAAGAAATGTCTGAAGTTGTAGAAGAAATTATTGAAGAAAAACCAGAGGAAGAAATTATAACTGAAGAAATTATCAAAGAAGCTAAAGAGGAGATGCCAGAAGAAGTTATAGAAGAAGAACCAGAACAGATAGCAGAAGAAACTAAAGAAGAAGAAGTTATAGAGGAAGCACCAAAAGAAACCACAGAAGAAGCACCTGAAAAAGAAATTAAAACAAAAGTAGCAAGTAAGAAAAGCAAGAAACCTAAAATAGACAAGATTATGGCTAAAGTAGATGCACAAGTAAAAGATAGTGCTAAGAACCTTATTATTAAAAACATCATTAAATTAGATGCTATGCAAAACGATCAGGCTTCATTAGTTGCTTATAACAATACTACTTTCTATATACCTAAAGATATTTATTTGAATCAGATCGAAATATTTGATAATAGGTCTATATATGCAAATGTTGATTTAGTTAAATATACTGATAATGATATAATGCAGATCAAGATTAAAAAATTAAACGAAATAAAGTATAAGAAAAGAATATTACTTTTAGAATTACAGGAGTTAAAAAATGGTTAAAAAAATACAAGACAATCTAACAAACATAGTTGTAGTGCTAGGATTAATTGCATCTATTGGTGCTGGGTTTACTAAATTTGCAAATATGGAATCTACTATTGAGCAGTTATCAAACCAAACTGCACCTGACTTATCTGGTATAGAAACAAATGGATTTGCAATAACAGATAACAGTACAGATATAGCAGTTATAAAAGAGAAACTTAAAACACATGGTCATAATAACGATCATGCTCACGATAATACTGATGTTAAAATTCTAAAAAAAGAAATAGAAGTTTTAAAACTAGAGATTCAAGAACTAAAAGAAGCATCTAAAAACCCACTTCAATAATGTACTATGTATTAGCCTTTGCAATCTGTTCAGCTATTACAGGAGATTGCACACCTCCTAAAGTATTACCAACTCAATTTGATAAATGGTCTGAATGTGTTATAGGTGGAAGTCAATTAACTATTGAATACACAACAAAAATGGAAGAACAAATAAATAAGGATAAACTCTATATCACTTATTTCTGTAATGAAAATATCTCTAACAAAACCCCAACTTAAAGTATCTACAAGTCAATCAAGGTTTAGAGTTCTTATAAGTGGTCGTAGGTTTGGTAAGACCTATTTATGTATTACCGAGATGATGAAGTATGCAACAAAGCCTAATCAGAAAATCTGGTATATAGCACCTACATTTAAAATGGCTAAAGAGATTGTATGGGCTAATCTAAAAGAGATGCTTAATCAGTTTAACTGGATAGAAGATATTAACGAAACCACTATGACTATTACGATTAGGAAATCTAATAGTACAATCTCATTAAAGGGTGCTGATAATTATGATGGGTTAAGAGGTAGTGGATTAAACTTTCTTATATTAGACGAGTTTGCAGATATAGATAAACGAGCATGGTACGAAGTATTAAGAGCATCTGTTGCTGATACATTAGGTAAAGTTTTATTCTGTGGAACTCCTAAAGGCTATGGTAATTGGTCATATGAATTATATCTTAAAGGAAAGCAAGATGCAGAATGGGATAGCTACCAATATACTACTGTTGAAGGTGGTATGGTTTCAG